ACTACTAATTCACTAGGTCTAGCAACACCATTGTAATTGCCAATGGTTTCTTGTGCATTGTCTTTCATCACAGCACGGCTTATGCCTGTGATGTTGTCGTATGGTGGTGGTGGATTGGCCATGATTTAAATATTCTTTATTGGAATATTTAGCTATATTTTCAATAACCGTTAAACGGCTTAACAGGGCTTTGTGTGTCTACAAATGTAGGTTCTGTGCTGTCAGGCGTTGATACTAGTCGTTTGCCACCAGGTGTTTTGGTCATGGACAATGCTGTATCAATCACTTGAGCGATGCTGCCATTCATCCCGGCAACAACTCCGTGTTCGCCAAATGCTGTTTCTGAGTCCCATGCAGGAAACTTGGCGTTGATACCATCTGTGCCAGCGTCGCTACGGGCTCTGGCCATGGCCACACCAAACCTATAGTTGTTGTAGGGATCTGAGGCACTGAGTCCAGGAACCACATAGGTGTAGCGCATGGGATTGGACTGCTCAGGTGGCAGGTCTTTTTGTTCCACAATAAACTCACGTGCTCTCATCAGTAGCCTTTGAATCCCTGCATGGGGCTGGTGGTATTGGTGCTAGCTAGTTCTTCTGAATCTAGGTCGCCTGAATTTAAATCTTTATATTCAGCGCCTGCTGCCTTAAATGCCTGCTTGAGCATTTCGTGTTCAATTCTAGTGTATGGATAGGCGCCACGTTTTTTTCCTATCCAACTTTTTTCATCCATGTCTAACACATTGCCTGAGCCGTCGGCCATGGCCACTGCCATCATCACACGATTGAGAGTGTAGTCACTGTTGGCACGTTCGCCATCACCAAATATGGTCAGGCCCACTGTGGCTGCTTGACGACGTTTGCCAATCTTGCCGTCTCGCTCAGTGATAAACTCTTGTGCTCTCATTAGCTGCCTGCGCCAATCACTCCTGCTGTGGCAGAGCTTGCTGTGCCCAGTTCTAATGCTGTCCAGTTTGCACCAGTAACAGTAACCTTGTTACCAGCGCCAGAATATGTTTCAAAAACTGTGTTGGCAGGAACATTGATAGGTACAGAATACAGGTTACCAGCAGCGGCTGCTGTGCCCAACGCCACAGCATACACCTGGCATGTGACTGCTGTGTTACCTGTGGTGATCTGCAACTTGTCTGTGTACACAGTTGCGTTTGAAAGTGTTGTGTAAACGTTGGCCATTACTTTTTATCCTGTGGCGGAATTGCAACCACGGGCTGAAACAATTCACGAGTTTGATACATCACTCCAGGAATTTCCACAGGTGTTTGACGTCCTGTTTGCGGTGCTGGAGCATGCGGGTTCATGACCGGCAAAGTGGTCAACACAGATTCGTTTACTGGTTTGTACATAATATTATCCTTTGTATGCTTGCCATTGGTTAGTTAGACCAAAAATGCTTTCTTGAACTTTTTCCATGTCGCCGTCGCCGTCTAGGTCAGCTTCTTTTTTGCCGTCAGCACGAGCCTTGGCCAGGTTGCCAGTGAACTTGTTGCCTTCGTCAGTTTTTTCTTCGTCAACTTCTTTTTTCTTGACGCCAGCCATTTCCATCATGCGATGCAAGGCATCTTCTTCAGCTTCAGCATAGCTGTGCTGACGATCTGCATCCAGATTTGGTATGCCGCCGCCTGTTAATGTTGATTGTCCTGTTGACTTAGGACCATTTAAGCCGCCGCTGTATTCCAGAGCATTGCCAGTTTCAGTGTTGGTAGGATAGTCGGGTTCATTCATCGAAACTTCATCAATTTCTTGATCACCACATGATGGCTTATATACACCATCTCTGTAGTCTTCGCTATCGCCGCCAAGACCTGCATTCTTCAACAGTTCTGCTAACTTGACTGCATCATCGTCACTAGCAGTAATGGTCAAACTTTTACCGCCTTCGGTGCTGTTGCTCATGTTAATACTCATGCTTTCGTTGAGCGTAGCGTCAAGGCGACTCATGCTCTCAGCGATCATTTCTTCAAGGTCATGGTTCATACTGTCATAGATGCCTTTGCCATAACTGAAGCCACTTGATGCTGTGGGTGTGCCTGAGCCACCGGCTTCTTCAGTTTTTTCTTTCTTCTTAGGAGCCTTCTCAGGCAAGCCTTTGTGCTTGGTGCTGGCAAAGTCTTCTGCGTCTTTTTTGCCCATGCTCTTGGCTGTTTTAGCAACTTCTTTACTGGCAGGCTTTTCGCCTTTTTGTGCAGCATGAACCATGCCCATGAACTTTTGTTGTTTTTTGCTTACTGCTTTTTCGTCAATTTCTTCTTCTCTAACTTGTGCGCCATCTGATTGTTGATTTTTAATCAGGGTCATTGCTGCATACAACACAGACTCTAAACGGCTGGCAAACCCTTGTGGGAATTCGCCTCCGCGCTGTGCTTGCTTTGCCGCTGCACGAATGTCAGCAAGGTCATCATAAATTTGTTGTGCTTGACCATGATCAGAACCTTCTTTGGCCATCTTGCGACCACCTTTGTGCTTGGTAGCCTTGGCTGTCACACGCTCAGGAGCCTTGGGTGCGCCTTTTGGTCGTCCGCGACTGCGTTTTTCTAACTTGTTGCCTTCGTCGTCAGTTTCACTTCCAACGCTCAGACCCTGATCATCTACTCGACGAGTTACCTTGCGACCTGTGGCTGTGTGTTCAATATCGTGCTTGTGACCTCTCTCAACGCTGCCAACTTTGGGTTGTTCAGCACGTGGCTTCTTGTAGTTTGTAAATGGGTTTTTATCGTCGTCTTCACTGGCAACAACTTGTTTCTTGCCACCCAGTGCTTGCTTCATAGCTTCGGCAGCCACGTCACCTAGCATTTCATCAACTTCTTTCTTGGCGCCGGCAATCTTGTCGGCAAAAGTGATCTTGTCTTTTGGTGGTGCCAAGGCAGCAAAACTCTTGGCCTTGGCAGGATTCATTTTTTCTTTAATAGGATGTTCTTTACCCAGACGTTGTTGAGCACGTTTTAATCCTTCAGGACTTGTGGGGCTCTGTGTGCGTTCCTTGTCAAGATCTTGCAGGGTCATTCTGTTGCCTGGACGATTTACCGCAGGGATCTGACTCTTGTTTGGGCCTGCTTGATATGCACCTTCGTCTACTTCTGTGTTGTCATACTTGTCATACTTGGCACGAACAGGATCCAGCGCCTTGCCTTCACGTCCGGCCTTGGCCAAGGCCTCCATGCCCTCTTTGCCATACTTTTCATAGCCCTTGGCAGCACGGCTCATGTCGCGCTCGTTGAGTTGTTTTGTTTCTGGTGCGTCGTTAACAGCAGCCAGGCGTTTGTTTAAGTCATAGAAAAATGTCATTGTATTATCCTCTTGGTTTGGCGCCAGTTGCTGGCTTGGGTTGTCTCTTGATGTTGGTCATTGGGCTGGTTGTGCCCATTGGCAAATCATTTGTGGTACGTGCAGACGGAGTTTTACCACCGGCTACTGTAAATTTTGTACGATAGGCATTCTTGACCACGTCGTGATCGTAAGGACCAGTTGCGTAGTCTTTCTTCAAGGCCTTTTGCTCACGATCTGGAGCAGGGTAATCTGGATCATCCAACAAATCGTTGTTTTCGTCTTCGATCTTTTTACTCTCAGCACCAAGACTTTCGTCATGTGCTAGGGTACCCATGACAATGCGGTTTTCATCCAGGCCAGCTAATCTGGCAATTTGTTTGATTTGTGGCTCAATGGCTGGATATCTGAATTCAACATCCACAATGGTCAGAGACTCATTGGGATATGCTGGAAAGTCGGGAATTTGCTTGCGCACCGGGGTGGTCTTGGGTTCAGACATCTTTACGACATCAAACTGATCCAGCTTGTCTTTGAATGTTTTCAAAAATCCAGCTGGTAGATCACCAGCTACCTTGATACGGTAGTTGTAAGTACGTTCGCTTTCGGCCAAGTATTTTGCGAAGTTTTTCATTGTCAGGTTCCTGTTGTATATTTATGTTTTCTTGTTGTCTTTGAGCAAACGCTCCAGCAAATCATTGCGGCTCAAAACCATGCCTTGTGCAGTTTGTGTAACGCCTGTATTGGGGTCTTCAGGTTGGCTTTGGTCCAGTTTTGCTTTTTTAAGTTGCAAGTCAATCATTTTGAGTTTTTTGTCTAGCTTGGCTGTTTTGGCTGTGATTGCATGACCCAACATGTTTGAAGCTACACTGAAGATTTCACTAGCAAATCTTGAATCAACCTGCATGCCCAGGTCCATGAGATCTTTGTAGCTGCCTTTGGCTAGGTCTGCAAGATCGTCCATTTCAATGTCTGTGGCATCTAGCCCGCGCACAGCCGGCAGAGCTTCGTCTATCTTGTCAATGGTTTCATCTAGTGCTGCCAGAGTTTCACGATTGGCTGGCAAAGTTGGAATAGCAGAGTCAATCTCTTGCTCTGTGGGAGGCAAATCAAAAAGTTCTTCTAGTTTACGAGTCATACCCTATTTATAGGGTCATCCTCGACCGTTGTGGAACATTTGGTCTTCTGTGATTACTCTGAATGTGATGCCCTGGCGCTGGCACCATTTTTGGGCTGCTGCCCATTTGGCATAGTTGATGGCTACTACGGCACGGTCTCGGCTGCTCATTTTTGACTCGACCACGCTTTGCTTTTTGGGTTTGATTTCTACCAGTTCTGCTCGCATTGTATTGTTGCGGGTGCGATAGGTTATCAAGAAATCTGGAACATAAATGGTTTGTTTGCCTGTGAGCGGATGTCTGTAAGGTATTTGTATGGCTTCACTGGCCCACTGTAGCACATTGGTATTTGTGTCACAAAATCGCATGAAGCTGAGTTCCCACCCTGAACGATATCTAGGCTGCTTGGTGCCTACGTACTTGTCAGTATTTTGTATTTGGTAAAAACCTTGTGCCCATTTGGTCATTGTAATACTGCTCTGGCTGCATTGACATTAGGCGATACTGCTGCACCAACACCCAACAAGGTAGCGCGACTGCGAATAAGATTAAGGTAATAAGCCAGTGTAACTGTCAAATGTATGCCAGTTGCGCCTTGAAATGCCTGCAACAGTGTCAGTGCAGATGTACTGGTTTCTTGTGCAACTCTAAACAGTGCGCTGGAAAAATTACTGGCTGCGCGATCCGTGGTCATTGTACTGCGAAAATACGAATACACCACGTCCCATTCACTAGAAGGTATACTGGCTTCGTATTTGTAAAAACGATCAAACACTCTGATAGTGAGATCTTGATTGAGATTGGTTTGATTAACAGTTGACATAAAATTATTCAGTTATCAAATACCTGGTGGTTGTACACCCGAAGACGCTGCTTGTGATGCTCCTGCACCTGTAGTTGGAAAAGACCAACCACCATTGGTGTTAGCAACAGCTCTTACGGCTCCTGGTATAGCCGCCTGTGCTGCCAGCACTGCACCACGCTTTACTTCGTTGGAAAGTGTTTGTCCAATGTTGACATTTTTCAAGGTATTGTAGGCTGTGCCTGCTTTTTGTGTTGCACCTATCAGTCCCAATACAGATCCTGACTGCAAGTCTTGAAATATGCCGCCGGCTGCATCCAGGAGACCACCTTGGCCGAGAATGGTCTGAGTTGACCCTGGTCGAGAAATAGGACTAGTCTTGGTGTCGTAGTGTGTAGGATCTGCAAATCCTGGTGCTTGTTTGTTAGGAGCACCTTGAAAATATTTTACAGTTTCGTAGGCAATGGTCATTGAATTCTGCATGGTACCATTGCCTTGACTGTAGTCATAGGTATCATGACTCCAATTGGTAATCAACGGATTGATCAATACATATTCTGCGTATTTCTGTTGGTAATCAAATCCAAAAATTCTAATGTCTTTAAAGAATGGAGGTTTGCCTGATCCACCTGCCACACCGTCGCTAATGGCTTCGCCAATATAGCCCCAGTCATTGACCACACGATCGTTATTGTAAATATCGCGGCTGTTGTAGCCAAAACCAGTAGTACGATTGCCTTGGGCACCAATACTGCCGTTGGTGTTGTTTGCTGCGCCATACTGCTGAGTAGGATCTTTATAGTAGTAACTGTAGTAGTTGTACCACAGGTTACGCATCAAATCTCCACCGTCATCATGAAATGTGATGTTGATAGGCTCATAGTTGATCTTGGTTTGTACAATGCGTTTGCGATTGTACTGATTGAGTGTTTCCGTTTGAATAGCATACTTGGGCAGGTCAACAGTTTTTACCACGTAACTGATATTGTTGACATCAGTTACTCCCAGTGCTCCGCGCAGTGATGGAATTTCTGCGGTGTTGATAGAAAAAGCCACGTGGAATAAAAACTTAAAACGTGGCTTTAATTCATATCCATTGGTTCTAAATACTTTGGCTGCGTGAGTGTAATCACGCAGTGTATCAGTACCAAAAAACCCTTTAAGAAAGTCCTGTCCCCAGGTAGCTGGCATTAGACGCTCCCGCCACCAGCACCTGTTACAACGTCGCCTAGAGTTCTTGCAAGACCGGTAGCAACACCAACACCATAAGGAATCTGATTGGCATTATCAAACGCAATGGTCATGTTGATTGTTACAGGCGCTGACTCACCATAGTTCATGGCACCATAATCAGCGCTCTTGAGATAACAACCATACAATTCCCAGGTTTCTAGCACGTTAGGCTGTTCAGCTCCGTTGCCGCCGTCTAGTATTTCGAAACGAGTCAAAAACTTGTAATCGATACCAGAACTTGCCGAAGCCATTTCCAAGAAGTCCATTTGCTTTTGTATCTGCTCGCCAACCAACCGGCTGACTTGTCCTGAAGCATCGTCACGAATTTCGCAAGTGGTATCTGCCCAAGTGTGCTTGCCTGCCAACTTCAGTGTTGAGTTGTAGATAGGCAATGTGATTTCTTCAAAGCTCAAGTTGGGACGAGCAAAGCTCATCACTTGTTTGGTTAATTCTGTACGAGGAGTTGTCACTCCAAAATTTT